TCTTCCCACTCATCAGGGTCTACGTTTGGAAACGGATTACCCCAATCAGGATTGGGTACGATAGGGTCGATGAAACTCATTTTAACCTCTCAGCGATGTCAGAAACATCCATGTATTCAGGGTTAAAGTTCAACCATAGAGCAGTGTTGCCCGATGGGTCTGCCTTACCATAACGGTTCTTCACTGGTGCTACAGCAATAAAGCCAGGAGCATCAGAGCCAACTGTACAGATAAGGGCAGGTAACTGTGCAACCATACCCTGCAGAGCAGAGCGTGGTTGACACGGTGTACCTGTGTAGGACTCCTTCGTATGATGAAGTACTACAACAGCAGCGTTTGTATCTCTTGCGAGGTACTTGAGTTCTTTCAGAGTAGAGCGCATATTTGCGAACTCTTCTCCGCCATCGTTAGCAATATCCATAAGGTTATCGATAACGATAAGAGTAGGTGAACATCCCCATAGTTCTTCAAACGCAGCAACCTCTTGGTCTAGATCATCTAGCGTAGGGCTAGAATCAAAAGACCAAAAGATGTGCTGAGCATGATCGTTAATAACTTTGCGAGAAGTAGCAACCTCAGTATCAAGTAAGACTTCTACATCAGACTGAGGCTTGCCAGTAATCATAGAGAGTAATCGCATAGCCATAGTGTGTGCATTAGTATCAGCACTGACATACAGTGTTGGCACCTTTGCTCGTAACGCTATGGCTAATGCGACAGAAGACTTGCCAGCACCAGGTGTACCAGCAATCATCGATATTTCGGCACGTCGAAATACGACTTTATTTAGTTCAAAGGTACGAAAGACAGTTGGTAGCGGTTCGCCACCTATGTCTTTACTACCTACGGCGCGGGCAAGTGTTCTCATCTCTTAGAAAGATTCCCATTCTGCATCGTTACGACGAATAAAGACTGGCTGACATTGATCAGGTGTTCCCTTTGGAGATGGGCACATATAGCCCTTCCAAGGTCCCTTAGCCCCTGAACCCTGTCGCTTTGTCATGATTCCATGACTGCAACGCTTTGCTTCTGGTCCTAGTGTGTTACCAGCAGTTTGTGTTGGATGAGCAGTATGGTCGACTTGTGCATTAGGATATGCAGAACGGATGTTCTCCACTGCTTGTGATGCATTCTGTGGCGCACCTGCTAGTGACTGTGCCATCTGCTTTAGGAGTTCTTGTGACTCCTCAACGCCTACGGCTTGTTCTAGAGCCTCGCAGAATCCTGCGTAGGTCTCTGACGCTACAACGAAAATACGTCCGTCGTAGAGTTTGCTACTGACTTGGAAATTACCAGTCATTTGTTTATCCCCTCTTTATGTGTTCGAGTTTGAACTCTATGCGTTGCTATTAACATACTTACAGGAAGATGTTATACCACATCGACCACAGTTGGATAAGTTAGGCAGGAAGATTGTTTCCTTGCGAGCCTTATCAAAAGTATTAAGAATATCTTCTACGCGTTCTGGGTAGAGGTTGGACAGACTCCATAAGGAGACATGACCAGTGCGTGCATCCCAGAAGCCTGCCTTGTCGACAGAAATCCCTTGCTTCTCGAGGGCCCACGCATAGACCGCAAGTTGCAAAGGATGCCTCTGGGATGACGCACCAGTTTTGATATCGAGGAGCACCCGATTCCCCTCGAAGTCCACCATGACACGATCAATTGCCATCTTGACTGTTGAGTCATCGATTTCAATCTCGTATTCTTTTTCAACAAAATCTTCGTAGATATTCCAGCCGTTGCTACGGAACTTAGCCCAGTTCTCTAGCATCCAGCGACCTTCACCATACCACCATGACATGTCTTCCTTCTTGGCGTATTGCCAAGTGTTCATGTCACCATTGATCTCTTCGTCTTCCTTTACTTGGTTGAACCAAGCATCGTTCCAGACAGTATCAAGGTACTCAGAACGCAAAGGTATGTCAGAGTAAATATTATAATTTGCAAGGTCAAAGTTTTCGGTAGCCTTGTGAACTGCTGAGCCACCTGTAAACCATACGGCGTGTGCTTCTTTAACGCCTTCGACTTTTTGTAGATAATACTTCCAGCCACACTCTTGCCAAGTTGTAAAACTGGAATACGAAATATGCTTAGGTAATTGATTCATGGGATGACTGTAACATACCCAGAAATACCCCGCTACTCGAAACGGGTTTCTTCAAACTGTCTGAGCCAGATTTTAAGAAACGCCCCCCTACCCCCCATAATAATTAATGGTGGTTCAGGGAGTTGGAATCAGACATTTGTCGTCACCGTCATTTGAAGTTTCCGCCCCACGGTTACCCGCCCTTTTATGATACACTAAATCCCTAATCTTGGAGGGTTGAATATGGCTAGTTATGAATATAAGTGTGAGAACGATTCAGAGGTTGTCATCATCACCAGAGGTATGACAGATGATGAGATCATCCCTTACTGCGATACCTGTAATGAGCCTATGAGCAGGGTATACACCGCTGCTCCTGTCAAGTTCAATGGCTCAGGGTTCTACTCAACAGGCGGATAAAGACAAAAAAGCCCCCCACTCTACTATTGCTAGTAAAATGAGGGGCTAATTTGTAGGCTAAAGCCTACTTGGTCAAACCGAAGTCCTTCGCTGACTTATCGAAGTACTTAGCAACTGGACCAACAAAACCTGCTACGAAGGCGTAAGCCAACTTCTTAGGGTCTGTCTCTCCTGCTAGGTACATCGCAACTACCGCAGCACCTGCTGCACGAGCATAAGTGAGTGATACTTGCTTAAGTGTATTGATATCCATTGGTTCTCCTTTGTTCAAGTATAAAAGTCTTATGACTTAAATACAGGCTTGCCAAATCCTACCACAGTAACTGCTTGAGATTTGCGTAACTTTGACCCGTTCTTCTTTTTGAAAGCGCGGACCTTGAGGCACACCTGACCACCATTGCGCTGGTCACCCTTCTTATCTGGGGCAGTATTGCCTTCGATACAGGTTACTGTGCCGTCTCCGTTATCCTTAACGACAATCCCAACATGTGAGATGCGATCTACGCCGTCGTTAGGGAAGTCGAAGAACACGATATCCCCTGGTAGTGGAGTTGCTGTGTCGCTAGCAAGTTCCCACTGACCCTTCTTCTCAAAAGCCTTAGCACCAGCGACAGTTGATACGCATGAAGGAATCTTCAAGCCAACTTCGTTAGCACACCAGTTCACAAAAGAACCACACCAAGGTAGGAAGTTAGCCTTAGTAAAGGCTCCATACTTAGTTTCGTTGTCTTTTGGTCCTTCAATTACTCCCAGTTCAGTCTTCGCTACTGCAATGAAGTCTGCTCTTTGTCCCATTATTCACTCGCTTTCTTGTCAACCTTAGCAAAGGCTGCATTGATTTCATCTGCTGATAGGTTTCCATCTGCTAGGAAGAAGCGTGCTAGAGCCTCAAGTACTCGTGCTGCACCTAGTGCACCAGCAAGTACTGCTGCTTGCCATACTTCGATACCTACCAAGGAACCTGCACCAATAACTCCTAGTGCTTCTGCTGCAATGACTGCAAGAATACGCATCATTACATTCTTGAATGTATCCATTATTCGTCCTTCGGGTTACGTAGTTTGAATGTAACTCCCCAGATGACGGTGGATAGCATGATTGCATAGCCAACGACAGTCTTCGCTGAGCCTTCTAATACGACCCAAGCAACGAACATTCCAAGAAGTGTCCATAGTTGATTTGCTATATCTGAAAAGAATTCTTTCATTAAGGTTTCCTTCTATACGTGGAAGCAGCACCTGCGGATGCAACGGCTGCTGTAGTGGCTATGTTTCCAGCGATAACTGCTGCGATAATCACTTTCTCGGCCTCTTCTCGCACTTCGGGTGAGAGATCGGCGCCGACATTACCTAGGGCTTCTAATGCTGCACCTGGGTCTGTAAACAATTCCTGCAAGAGTTCTGCAGGGTTTTCAAGCAACTGCAATGAGATAACTACCTCAGCAGTAAGTACGACACCATTGTCCAACATGATTGGAGTTTCTGGGTCTAATGATTCTAAGTCTGTTTCATCCGTCAAAGCAATTGGCTCTGGTGTAGGATTAGGCTCTACAACAGGAGGTTCAGGTTGAGGAAGAATTGGCGGTTCCACATCTGGGGCATCAGGCGTTTCGGGCTGAGGCGTTACCTCAGGCTCACTAGGTTCAGTAGGAGGCACGGGCTCTGATGGCACATCTACGGGTGGTTCCTCCACTGCAGGAGGCGGTTCAACAGGAGTTGGTGGTTCCTCAGCAGGAGCAGGTGGCTCTTCAACGGGCACAGGAGGCTCCTCAGCGGGCGCTGGAGGCTCTTCTACAGGAGTTGGAGGCTCAGGTGAAGGCTCAGGTGCTGGAGGTGCAGGCGGCTCTGGCAATGGCTCAGGTTGAGGTGCGGGTTCTTGCACTGGAGGTGGAGTCGGTTCTGGCTCGGGCGCGGGAACAGGTTGCGGTTGAGGCGTAGGTTCTGGCGCTGGAGTTGGCTCTGGTTCTGGTGCAGGTGTAGGAGCAGGTTCAGGTTGTGGTGTTGGTGTAGGAGTTGGTTCACGAACAGGCTCAGGGTCTGGCGTGGGAGAAGGGGTAGGTAATGGCTCTTGGATTGGCTGTGGCTCTGGCAGTACTGGCGTTGCTGTACTGGTATCAACAGAAGGAGAAGTAGATGGTTGAGGACTTGGTTCTGGTTGTGGTTGCACTGATGGTTGCGGTTCTGGGGTACTCTCTGGGGTTGGCTCACTTGAAGGAGTCGGAGAAGGCTCAGAAGTTGCAGTCGAAGTCTCTGGCACAGAAGGTGCAGATGTATCAGGCGTTGGCGAAGCAGTTGGAGTCGAAGTTGGCTCGGGCTGAGGCGCAGGGGTTGGTTCTACAGTCGGCGTTGGACTCGGCTCAGGTGAGGGTTCAGGACTCGGAGTTGGAGTTGGTTCGGGCGAAGGCTCGACTGGAGCGGGTTGAACTGGCTCTGGAAGAGTTCCGTTATAGAAACCAAGAGACTGATTGGAAAGATCATCGCTCACATATGTTGTGAAACCCTGTGCGTAACCACCTTCACAGAATAATCTAGGGATGTATCCTCTGTCAGCAAAAAACTGATTAGAGTTATCCCAACCAATCTGGAATGACTGCTGTGTTCCATCTGCTTTACCACAGACTACTGTTGAGTTTGCTTGCTCTGCATTTGCTGCAGGCATGAACATAGACGTTCCAATTACAATAAAGAATGCTGCTAGTACTCTACTTTTTCTCGCAAAGGAGTAAGTAAATTTCGTCAACGCGGGCTTCCAATCGATTAACTTGATCTTTAACGGAACCGCCCCCGTTAGGTTTCAATTCATACAGGTAATGCTTTACCAACCAACGAACAGAACCAGCAAATGCTGCTGTGATCGTTATGATGGATACTATTAGTGCTGCCCAATCTACTGCTGTCATTATAAGACGGTCCTAACTGTGATAGAAAGAAGACCGCCAAATCCGTCAAACTTACCTGATGGTGGAGTCTTGCGTGAGAAGTTGATTCTTTCAATAATTGCTTGAACACGTTCACCAGTAGTAAAATCTTGGACATTGATGATGTCGCCTGCTGCTTCGATGTCTTCAAGTATTTGAATACGCTCCCACGCACGATTCTCATATCCAGTTTGTACACCGTAACGGTCAGTTTCTACGTCAAAGCACCAGACAGGAAATTGAATCAATCTCTGTCTCTTGGTGGCAGGTAGAGCCTTTGCTTGATAACCCTTAAAGACAGGGCCTAGACTGGTAGTGCTTGCGCTGCGTGAGAGCGTAAACTTGTATGATAGGTACTCTTGTGGACCTTCTGGGCTAATTGTGGCAGCCTCAGGTGTTCCTACAGAAGAGTTGTATGTAATGATGTTGTAAGGATTGTTTAATGAGTCAATCACTTGAATGTCCATAGCACCATTAGTGAAGTCACCACGCCCACGGATGAACTTAAAGTTCTTAGGTTCTAGTGTTCCATAACGAATAGCACCTGTTGTCAGGTACCCGCTAGAACGCAATACGGTTGCAGACTCAAGATAGATAGCGCCATTAGTGCTATTAAACGCAGTGCAGAAAGCAAGACGATTAGTAGTGCCAATAAAAGAAACGCCTGTAGTAAAGTGGGTTGCAGTCTGGCTTACTTGTAAATCATTAGCGTAGGCAAAACGTAAAGGTTCATCTAGGATATTCTGTCCTAAGTCAATGCGGATAAGACCAGCATCTACAGAGCCGATACCAGATGAACACCATGCAAAACGATCACGGCAGGAAAAATCATAGACTGGTTGGCTTGATTCAAAGATAAGTGGACCATAGGCAAGTGAGCCATCTTGGTCATTGATAGTAGAGACTCGTACACCCTTAGATGTGCCAATAAGCATATACCCTAGGTAGTAATATAACTTCTCAACAATTTCACCAGAAGGTAGTTCTGCAGCAACAGAAGCCTGTGAAAGTGTAGGCATATTTCCAGAGGTATTAAGTGTGTACTTCTGGATAGTTGAGTAGATACCTGAATGACCCGCTGTGTAGATAGCAGGACCAGATGCTGCTACAGATGTGTAGTGATAATTAACGTTAGGGTTGGTATAAGTTGCAGTAGGCAACGCTGATGCGTTAGGTGAAATTTCATAGACTGAGTTAT